AGGAGAAATGGATATTCCCCCACAAAGCACTGGTCACAAAAGCCCCTAGAAAGAAGATGAAGCCCCGTCACACACCACCAAAGCAACTAACCCTAACTAACCAATTTTCCGACATGACCGCAGCCCTAGTAGCAGTAAAGGGGATGAGAATGGCGGGAATTTTACCATAACAACAACATGAAAGTAGAAATTAACGGCCAACTATTCATCCGCGCACCAAAACTAGCGGAGGGCAAAGATTTAGACGCAGCACTATCTGCACGGTTTGATTCAGACGCAGGCGATCAGATGACGTTCCGTGATTACATCATGAAAATGGTGTTGACTCTTTGGTATGAGGAGGAGGGATTCAGCGGCAAGCGACCTTTTGGAAACAGTGGTTGGAAATACGAAGTCTGGAGCGGTCTTGCCAAAGCAGGGTTCATTGACATGGGAGAATATTACGAAGAGTGCTGCGGGTATGAGGACGCGACGAGGGAACAATGTGAAGTTGCAGACAAATACACTGTGCAACTAATTAAACGAATTTTTGAAACACGATAACAAACACCAACTAACTAACAACATGAGCACAGAGTTAACAAAAAAGAAGACGGGTCCTAAGACCCTCAAAGAGATCATCAACAGTGCGTCAATGCAGACTCAGTTTGAGGCAGCACTGCCCAGCCACCTAAGCGCCGAGAGGTTTGCTCGAATCGCCATCACGGCATTAACGAGAAACCCCAAGCTTTTAGACTGCACCCAAACAAGCTTGATGAAGTGTCTGCTGGACCTTTCAGCGATGGGCCTTGAGCCTGACGGGAGGAAAGCCCACCTGATTCCATTCAAAAACGAATGCACTGTGGTAGTCGATTACAAGGGTATCGTGGAGCTTGTCCGCAGGGATGCGAGCGTTGTTGATGTCCAATGCTACACCATCCGAGAGAAGGACAACGTGGAGTGGGTGAATGGGAAACTGAATCACTCATATAACCCCATAAATGACCGTGGAGAGGTCAAGGCAACCTACACCCGCATTACTTGGAAGAGTGGAGAGGTAAGCGTTGGAGAGCCATTCACACGCAAGGAAGCGGAAGCCATTAGGAAGCGTTCCAAGTCAGCCAACAACGGACCATGGGTGACTGATTTTGTCGAGATGTGGAAGAAATCCAACGTCAAGAGAGACTCTAAGATGTGGCCGCTTTCGTCTGAGATAATGGATCACGTTAGCAAGTCAGTTGAGAGTGAGTTTCCATCCATGCGTAACGTTACACCAGACGTTAGCCCTAGCGAGACCAACCCTTTCGAGGATAAGCCAGTTACGAGTGAGGAAGTCGATGGTTTTGTTAAGGCTGAGGCAGAAGACATCAAGTGGGAAGGGGATAAGCCAGAATGAAATACCGAGCAATCCACCGCAAGGTCTTGGTAGTCGCCACGGATAGGTCAGACCTGACTTGGAAGGCTTATGTGGTGCCCGTTCCAGGTAAGGACCACAGCCGAGAAGCTGATCTACTATGGCAAACAGAAGGCAGTCAACTTCCTGAATCTGAAGCACGGGCATTCTTCCCTGATCTGGCTCTAACTGAATACGCACGATGAACGATCCTTTTCCATTGTGTTCTATTCTTAACATCGAACAGCGTTCTCAGGAATGGCACGAGGCGAGACTAGGCCGATTAACTGCGTCCAAGGCAGAGGCGTGGCTGGTCGAGGAGCCTGAGTGTAGGTTGAGCGTTAAGGACATCAAACCCCTCCTGGATGAGCTAAGGATCGAGTATAAGAAGTCATCGCTTAAACCTGCACTACTTGAGTTGCTTCCTTCCATCAACGCCCCCAAAACGCTCTTAGCCGCCACAGTGGACCGATGGCACAAGACAGCGAGAAAGCTTGTCACCGGCAAGGTCGCAAAGATGAAGATTGATGCGGGGGAAGATGTCTCACTATTGATTCCTCCCTTTCCTCACTATGATCCTGATTCACCACCGCCTTACAGCTCTAAGCTCTGGCCAATGTGGCGAGGGACAAAGCTAGAGGAGCCTGCCTTAGCCCGCTATCAGGAGGTTACAGGATACAAGGTAATGCCTGCGGGGTTATGCAAGAGTCTGAATACAATCGCCGCTTGTTCTCCTGATGGGCTGATCCCTGCACACAAAAAAGGTGTTGAGATGAAGGCCCATGAGGAAGACATCCACGAAGAACTTCTAGATATTGGAGGAGTCCCGAAGGATCACGTATGGCAGCTCCATCACAGCATGGCCACAACAGGCGCGAGACAATGGGACTATTGGGGTTTTTGCCCAGATTGCGCAGACCACTTGGCAACCTTAGACTGGAACGAAGACACCGACCGAATGGCGGCAGCACTAGTAAAGATGACTGAATTAGTAGATGAGAAAATGAGACAGAAAGCAAAACGATGGAACGAATTCAAGAAAGGAGAATCATGAGCAAGCTATACATCGGAGTAGATCCAGGCAAGTCAGGCGCAATCGCTTTCATTCCTGAAGATGGTGAGCCTTGGTTTATCAAGACCAATGAGACATTGCAGGACATTTCGGACGCTTTGAACAGCGCATGGGGAGTGAACGGTAGACTTTCCGCCCTAATAGAGAAAGTCCACAGCAGCCCCCAGATGGGCGTCAAGAGCGCCTTCACCTTCGGGGAGTCATACGGACAACTCACTGCGCTTCTAGTCGCTCACGGCATACCCTACGACACCGTACGCCCCCAAGCATGGCAGAAGGCTATGCAGTGCATGACCAAGGGAGATAAGAACATCACCAAGGCAAAGGCCCAGTCGCTATTCCCTGGAATGAAGATAACCCACGCAAACGCAGACGCACTACTAATAGCCGAGCACTGCCGCCGAAATCTGCGCGGAGATCGCTAGGGCAATGCACAATATACGATCATGAGCGAATGTAGATGTCACCACTGCGACGGAGGAACGTCATGCCCGGAACATCCCGATTATGGCGATGGACACGGCAATAAGAAGGAAGCGAGCGCAGAGGCTTGTTCTTCTAACCCGCTTCTAGACTCTCGACTCGATTCCTGTTCATGGGAAGAGGATGCAGACGGAACGGTCAATACTGGGTGCGGTGAGAAATACGTCTTTGAGGATACTTGGGCAAGTCACGTTCGATACTGCCAAGGATGCGGTGGAGTAGTGTGGATTCCAGCCAGCCAGCAAATAGTTGACTAGAGAGACGTTACTAATAACGCAGCGTAACGGTAAAATAACGCTTGCCGTTACGTTGAGATAAACCTTGTAATGATTTGGCATTACTGTAATACTTCAACCAAGTAACAAATGTATAACAAGATATTCAACAAGATCGTCGATTCCTCCCTATGGATGGAGCCGGACAACGTGAGAATCCTTTTCATGATGTTCATTGCCATCATGGATGAGGACGGATTCGTAAACCTGGCAGGGGTTAAGAACGTAGCTCACAGGGCCATCATGCCCGTAGACGTGACAAAGGATGCTCTGGAGGTGCTAGAATCTCCTGATGCGGACAGCAGCAACCCAGCGAACGAGGGGCGCAGGATAGAGAGAGTGGAAGGCGGGTGGATGGTCTTGAACTCTTCCGAGTATCGAGGGATAGCAACCCGTGAGCATCAGAAAGAATTGAACAGGAAAAGGGTGCGGAGGCATAGGGCAAAAGCCCAATGTAATGCACCTGTAACGGGGGGTAATGAACCTGTAACCCCATCAGAAGCAGAAGCAACGTCAAATCAGAAGCATATCGTAGCTAAAGCTACTCTTTGTGAGTTTAGGAAAAGGATTTCTAAAATCTTCAATCGGAGAGAATCAACCAAGTTCTCCGCAAAGGAAGAAAAGATGTTCAAGTCACTCCGCATTGAGGAACCAGACCTTGCCCTAATCGAGAGATTCCACGAAGCGCCTGGATCAGCTCACCGGAGAGGACTCGAAACCCTACTGAATAACTGGAATCTAGAAATAGACCGAGCCAACGCCCATTTCAACGGAGGCGGGATAGTCTCAGGCCAGCAACAGCTAATCCCAGTCCCGCAGAACCCCAAGCCAAACTTCTCTAGACCTTCATGAAAACACTCATATTTGAAATCGCTTTCGTTTTAGCTGCGATAATCTTCACCATAATAATGATCAAAGCTATTCTCCCCGCCTAACCCATGATCCCCGAAGACAAAGCATTTGAATACGTTATCCTCTCGTCCTTAATGGATTACGGCGATGAGGCAATGGATCAGGCTCTAGCCGGTGGTTGCAAAACTGCTTGGTTTACGACCGAAGCTACTCAATCAGTCTGGGAATCCACCTTGAAACTGTTCAAACGAGACGAACCGCTCGGGATGCAAGGCGTGATCGCAAATATGCGGGAATCAGGCTCACTCGCATCAATCGGAGGATTGCAGGTTGTCATCGAAATACTAGAGTTTGGACCCAATGGGGGAGAGTTCCATGAGCAGGCTATCCGAGAAACACGCCGTGCGTGGCTGCTAAGGGGTGCTCAGGCCATCGGAAGGCAAATTGAGGGTGCAGATAGCCTAGAGGACGCGCAAGACCTCCTAGGCCCCTCCTTGGCCCAATGGGAGCAAGACGTTTCAGGCGCTACTCCCACTCCTGACATCAAAACTCTCCTCAAATCATGGCTGGACAATTTCGAGGATAGGAAAGCAGGCAAAGAAACCAGCGCCATTCCGACCGGCATCAAGGAGCTAGACGAAAAATGGGGAGGAATCCTGGCTCCTGGCCTTACCATCATTTCCGCCCTCCCAGCATCAGGCAAGACCGCTCTCCTCATTCAGATCATCAACGCGGTATGCGAGAGAGGCAATCACTCAGCGTTCTTTTCCGCAGAAATGACCGCAAACCCTCAAGTTATTGACAGGTTGATGACAGTAGCAGGGCAATTAGACCCTTCCGCCATCTTCGGATCAGATCCCATGATCGAGGGAGATAAGCTAAAAATGAAATCAGCTTTCACCAGAATCAAGGATTACGACCTAGACATCGAAGATACTAGCGGGATGACAGTGGATTACATCACGGCACGGGCTAGGACACTCCACAGAAAGAAGACTCTCCACTTAGTAGGGGTAGACTATGCGCAAATCATTAAGGGACAGAGGATTAAGGGAGACACGCACGAGAGAGAGTTAGCCTATATATCAACATCACTTCAAGACCTAGCCAAAGAACTACAATGCGCAGTCATCCTACTATCTCAGGTTAACGCACAAGGCGACACCAAAGGAGCTACAGCATTTGAAGAGGCGGCGGATTTGTGGCTCCACATCATTCGTGACAAGGGGCAAGACCACGACTTAGGCATACTGGCCAAGAAATGCCGCCACCGGGGACAAAACGGACAGATCATCCCGCTATCATTCTCCAAAGAGACACTGACATTTGAAACCAACTACAATCTATGAAAACACAATCAACACCCAAGATACCCAGAAAGAAGCATCTCGTTAAGGATCTTCCCGAAGACCGCCAAGCGTTACTTCACGCATTTGCTGAGGGCTGCTACGATAGGGCATCCAAATTACCGGAAGCCAATCTGGCGTTAAGGCCGGTATTCGTGGCGAACTGTATGCAAGACGCGCTTGACCATATTGGAAAGACCGAATCATGGGAGCGAATCGAATCCGTAGTGTCAAATACATAACCCCCGCAACCTAAACGACTTATGAACGACACAGCCATGAACGACCTATTCAACCAAGCAAAGCCACGATTCGATAAAGCGAGATTCAATGGCTCTGATTACGACCACAAACGAGACCAGAAACGCCTATCAGGGCAGATCAAGAGAGTCTGGGAGTGCATGAAGGACGGAAAGCCTCGCACACTTGCCGACATCGAGACCATAACGGGAGATCCACAGGCGAGCATTTCAGCTCAACTCAGACATTTACGGAAGAAACGCTTTGGAGGGTGGGAAGTAGATAAAGAATATCTAGGATCTGGGCTTTACTCTTACACCCTTAAAATCAACGACTTATAACCAACCAAAACCAACAGAATAATGAGCGATAACAAAAGCACAGACATCGACGGCACAGTCCACGCAATCCTAGAAAAACAGGAGTTTGCCTCTGGATTCGTCAAACAAGTAATGGTCATCAAGACCGAGGGCGAATATCCTCAGCATATCCCTATCGAGTTCCTCAAGGACAAGACCGATATGCTAGAAGGCTTGAAAGTAGGCGACCAGGTGACAGCCGCCATCAACATCAGAGGAAATGAATACAATGGCAAGTATTACGCCAATATCAACGCATGGAGGCTCTCAATCCATGGCCGCTCCACTACTCCCAGAACTGAGCAGGCAGTCTCACAACAGACCGCAGACGCTAACTCGGATCGTGGCAATGATGTCTCAGGTGGTGCAGATGATGATTCGATTCCCTTCAGTCCTATGCCTGTTTTATTCGGCTAATCATCAACGACTTACATCCAAGGCCGAGCTAAACACTCGGCCTTTTTCCATGTCATATCAAACTATCTCACCTTAACTTGAATTAGTGCTTGCAGATACACGAGGTTTTGATACTTTGCTCACGTCGAAGGGAACGAACCCAAGACAAACCACTACTACAATGACCAACGCAGCCTCACTTAAGCAAGCCAACATCGGAAGACTCACCAACAAGCTTGTCGAATTAAACGACCGCAAGGAGCTACTTGAAGCAAAAGGAGACATCACTAGCCTGCTCCACATCGAAAAGGAAATCGGCGGTTGCATCCAATTCCTCGACTACTTCACAAAATGACTGAAATAGAGCAATTACACATAGCCAGCCATGAATCATGGGAAATGGCATATGATAAGGATAGACTGGACTGGCTGGAAGAACACCTTTTGTCCATGCAGAGCAGCCGCATAGCCTCATCAGTCATGATGGACGGAAAAGACATCGGAGGACAATTCACGGTAAACGGCAAAACGTGCCCGCCACACCGGGCTGCGACAATCAGAGAGCTGATCGATAATGCGATGCTAAAGCACCTTTCCCGAGATAACGAAGTCGAGACAGAATCACGATGAAACACGGAGGAGCCAGGAAAGGCGCAGGTAGACCCAAGGAACAGCCCAAGGAAGCCATCACAGTCAGACTAGACAAGGACACCGCCAACAGGCTCAGACTACTCTGCTACGACACCAGCCACTCCCAGGCCAAGATACTCACCAAACTCATAAACAGAGAGTTCATCTCCATTCTAGGAGAATAACGCATCAACGTATCATAATATGTCGATATTACTCCCCGCTTCTCCACCTAAGAAGATCGAGGACGACGGATCAGCTCCACCGCCACCTTCAGCCAAGGTCTCACAACAGACCGCAGACGCAAACTCGGATCGGGGCAATGATGTATCAGGTGAGGATGATGGAGATATTCCCTTTTAATGGAACGATTTGACACCCTTTAGAGAGTCTGTTACATTCCCGTATGTCAAAGATATGCAAGATATGCGGAGAGTGTGACGATTCGGAGTTTTACGTGTCAGGATTCACTAGATGCAAAACCTGCGTGAAGACTCTACAAAGAGAAAGGGAACAAAGGCTCTCGACTGACCCGCAATGGCTTGTAGCCGAAAGGACAAGGCACCGTATCAAATCAAGGAAATATCGAGACGCAGGGAGAGTCACCCCGAATATTAGAGCCGACAAAGTAGATCCGATCAAGCGGACGGCCAACCTGGAACTAGGAAAAGCAGTGAAGAGGGGCGACGTCATTAAAAAACCCTGCGAACTATGCGGAGAAACCAAAGCACAAGGACATCACGAGGACTATTCTAAGCCTCTTGACGTCACATGGCTATGCGTGAGGCACCATAACGACCGGCACATCCATTTGAGGGACTGCGAGACACTAGGAATGACACCCGAAACAATCGAGGAGTTTACTAGCTACGGATAGCAAAAAAACCCTGCTCCCATAACAGGAGCAGGGCTATTTTTTAAAAAGGGGAAAGCCTAGCTCATGTCTTCAGCATCCACGACAGCTTGTGCGTCACTTGTAGTCAGTCCTTCAACTTCCAGCTTCATAACTCTCTCCAAGTATCGGCGCTTTACCTCTTCACCCTTTGGAGTGGTCACACCAAGAGGAGTCACAGGCCAGTCCATGGCTTCGTTCAACTGATCCAGAGCCACTCCCAACCGATTCAAGAGACGAACAGGCGGCCTAGATCCCTTGTGGAACAGTCGCTCTACACTCCTCTCCCCATTATACCCGTATTTGACTGCAAACTGCTCTCTAGTCAGCCCCAGCACGATCAAAACAGCCGTCAAGCCCTCGCCATAGCCCATTACCTCCCGGCAATCTGACAATATGACAGGCAATCCGTTCTTACTTTGGGGATGGTTACACGTAATTCTCATTCTTTTTGGTTCTTCATGTGATTTAATAAAATCCTGTATCGCCTTGTGCGTTGATATTGTCTTTCCACATTGTCGGCCCCTTATGAATATATTTAGGAGATGATCTCTATTTGTTTTCATGTAGTTTGAAATTAAAAGGGGGAAAGCCTACACAAAATAGGCTGTCAACTGCGCCGCGATCCAGGCCAACGCGCACAAGATCAGGGCAGAGCGTAGACGACGCACCAATCCTATTTTCTTAGTCTGAGGAGGCGGTCTAAACTGCTTGTATATCGGTTTTACTCTCATTTCACCCAGAAACCCCGCGCAATTCAATGCGCAGGGTGAAGGAGAAAGGGGGATTGCCTTAGTATCGGGGCCTTCCGTGCTCCTTGACGTATTGGTCGGCTAACTCTTCCTCCCCTTTCTTGAACTTGGCGAGGGGTGGTCCTTTCGGCTCCCCCACTACGATGGTCCCGGTGATCGGGTTTGTGAAGGTCCGGAGGTATGGCTTGGTGTCTTGTGTTGTCTTACTCATGTTGTTTATTATGGTTTGAAATAGAAATAGACGACCGCCACGAGCACCACAACAAAGTGCAGCAGGATCATTGACCCTAGCATGTTGTGAGACTTGCGGCGCGACTGGTGGAGACGCTCTAATGGCTCTACAGGGTCAAACTGCGCGTTCCTATTGCTCTCGTGGAGTGTGGTGTTCATGTTGTTTATTTGTTGGTGATTCGGAAAAGTATCGTTTCCACTTTCGTTCCTTCCTTGGCAAATGTGGAAGGGGGCAGGATCTCCCAATGGTCGCAACGCTCGCGCAAGTAGTTATAACGGATAGGACCAGCAAGGCAGAGACCCACAAGCACTCCACCAGGCGCAAGATGGCCAGCAGCGTGTTCAATGTGTTTTAAGTCTCTCCGCATCTTGAAAGGTGGGTTCATCACGATTCTATCAAATAAATCCAGGTGCTTTTCGAGGAAATCGCCTTGTGAAAGCTCCACAGTGGGAAAATTCTTGAATATCTCCGCGCAACAGTCGGTTGATTGCTCGCAGGCGTGTACCCTGTCCGGGTTGCGGGCCTGTATCGCCTTCAGAAGGCGTCCAAGACCCGCGCTAGGCTCTAAAACTGAGTGATGGGGCTGAATATCAGCAAGCGCCACCATGCGAGAAGCTAGAGCCTCGGGAGTCTGGAACAGGTTAAAAGCTGCAATGGCCTTTGGTGCTGTCCCGTCCTCATGCCTTGTGCGCAGTGCATCAAAGCGGGAACGATGCTTGTCCATTATTTGCCGGTGCGCGTCATTCTCCATGCGGAGGGTATGCAAGCGGTGGAAAGAGTTTGGTTTCATTTGTTTTAGTCGGTTGATCTCATCAGCGAGGGATTCACCCCCGGACCCCTTGCGGGGTTTCGATCTTTAAACGGTAGCTTTAGCCTCTCTTATGAGGGTGTGAGCTGTTTCGCTCAGGTGGAAACCGTTGTCTTGAACAAGACCGCACAAGACGCCGAGACGCCAAAAGGCCGAATCACCTTCATTGAACTCGCCTTCATCGCGCTTCCTCCAAAGCTTTTCCAGTCGTTTCAAGTTGGAAAGGACTTTCTTCCTTGCTGAAATAGCAGGGTCAGGCTTCCATGTATCAGCGGGCAGAGCCTTGGCGGGCTTGTCGCTGATATGGATAACACGGTCCGCACTGTAATGGTAATACCCCATCCCATCTCCTTGTGATGGCCCCTTGCGGATTTTGCAAACCGTGGGGCGCTCGTCTGTTTCGGCGTAGGTGTAATAACTCTTGCGCTGTTCCTGTCCAGCGAGAGCAAGCAGGATCGTGCCAAGGTGAGCATAAGAGCCTTTAGAATTGTTTGCATACTGCGCCTGAGTGAGGACCAGAACCTCTTGGTCTTGGATCTTGTCGGCGTATTTGCTCTTGTTCTTCTTGGTAGCATTCCAAAGCTTTTGAAGCCTCTTAGCGTCTTTCAACGTAGGGTTAATCAACTTAGGTTTGCCAGCGTTGGCCACCTTAGCAGCAGCGGCACGGGCTTTGACGAACTCAGCAAGGGCCGCTTTGCTCTCATCAGTCGGGGGCAAGTAAGCTCCAGCCTTCTCCCTCTCGATATTGTAGCAAAACTCGCTATTACTTGCCTTGTGGATCACTTTTACGCTTGTAACGTTGCCGCTTGCCTTGGATTTAATGACGCGAGTGATGACGCTTCCGCCATATGTCCCACCCTTCACCATCTCGACAACAGCGGCACGACCGCCAACAGCGTCAAGCATCGCGTTTTCGTAGGATATACGGTTGCGCGTGTGTCCAATCCATCGGCCATAATACTCCGGTGAAGCCTCAAAGCGGCGCAACTCTGTTTCAAGTATCTTAATCCGTCCCATGCGAACAGAGGGGAGAGACTTATAGAGCGCATTAGAAATCACTCCAGCCGTGCGGCTCGTCCAATACTCTGCCTTGTCCCACTGAGTCAAAGCCTTGGATGCTTGCTTGTCGTGCCTGTCAGCGGCTCTTACGCCCTTAGCCTTAGACTGGTATCCGTGGGCGCTTGGTCCTTCATCGTAACGATCAGCATGGCCTAGAGCCTCATCTGTGCGCTTGTCCCTATAACCTGCAAACCTCTCCGCACGATCTGCGGCACGGTCTTGTGGGTCCTGGTCTTCATCGTCAACCTCTCCAGCATAAGACAAACAAGTGTCCAGGCGGTCAGTCGTCCACTTGGCCACGAAATCGCAGTCTTGCTTGGGTGTCGAGGTCCAGCCTTCACCCCGTAACGCTAAGAACTCATCACGCGGAACTCTTCCCACGTAAAGCCTCAGTTTATTGTCTTCCGGGCAATAGGTCGCCTCGTTGTCTTCATCTAGTAACTCTTCGTTTTTCATTTTGTAGTAGTGTTTGCGAAGCCTATCTGCTTCACGCATGGAACCTACACCCTTCTAGTGTAATAACACAAGAGAAATACACTGTTTTATTGTGATTGGCTGTAACTAACTAAGCATCATTACATTAACCCTCTGCATCATCACTTTGTAGCACAAAGCCAGCAACTCACTACTATCCAATCACTTAGGACTACATGCTTGACTTTTAGCACCCCCACTCATTATTATTGAGAGCGTAGCGATACTGCACATCACATGCAATCTCATCGAGACAGAGCACAGGACAAGCGAACCTACCGCCTATCTACCTTGCCCTTCACCGTCTAGAGCGTTCACAAGGCCTCTAGAATACGTCAATCAGCGTAATCAGAGCATCATTCATGCGATCCTACCGCATCATTACCTTGTTCAACTCCATCTAGAGCACTCACAACCTCTCTAGATCACGCAATCAGCCCATGAT